TCAAAGATGCCAGCGATCGCCAACGTGCCTTGCGTGTCAGCCGCAATGGCCTCCTTGGCGATACCGACAAGGTTGCTTTGAACCACTACCTGACCGGCGACAACTGCGCTGGACGGCGTGTAATCGATCTCGCGACCGACTTGGATGTAAGTTCCCTGCATGATTTTTTCTCCTTTGGTTTGCCGCCTCACGTTTCAGCGCAAGGCGGCTTTTCTTTTGACCGTGATTACACGCCCGTCGAACGGACGGCACCGCGCCACTCGGCGAATGCCACACCATAATCATAGTAGCAGCGCATCTGAACACCGAGGGTGTTGAAGTCTGCGTCGGCGGTCTCGACAAACGGCTCCTGCCGCCCGTTCAGAAACGCCGCTTCCATGACCGGCACCGCCATCGGGTCAGCCGTGAGATACCACGGAGCCGCCGACAGGTAGGAGCTGAATACAGGCTTGAACATGTTTGCGTAGATGTTCGCAGCCGCGTCTTTCGCCGACCCGCCAATCAAGCCCGTGCTGATATACAGCTCACGCGCCTTGGTGTAGGCAGTCGTGCCGCACAGCAACTTGGACGCCTTGACTCCGAGCGGGTTTCCGTCCGCGTCTTTCAACGCGAGGAACAACGCCTCTGCGGTCGCCAGCGTGGTCAGCGACAAGGCTCCGGTCGTCTGGTTAAACTTCGGCTTTGACGCGCTGAAGTTGGCCGCGACAGCCGCCTCGAACGCCGCCCAAAAGTCCGTGTTGAAAGTACGGCCTGCGGCATAACCCAAACGGCGCGGGATGTCGGTCAGCACTGACAAGTCGTCATTTATGATGTCCTGCCGGGTCACGCCCAACATCAATGCCTTCGTGTCAGCCTTGATCGTGCGGGTTTCGTCAGACAGTGCGCCGTGCTGAATCTCGCCACTCGGCGAAAGAGTTTTCAGCAGGTTGGCCATGACCAGACGAACGCCGGTATTGGTTTTGAAGTCAACCACGCTGCGCACGTTGGCGATTTCCTTCCACGACTCTTCGACCGCGCCGAACCCCTCGGTGATGAATTTGTTAGCCACCGCTGAGAGGACATTACTGATGTCGCGTGAACTGAAAGCCGCTTGCAGATACTCGCGGGTGTCGTGCCGCGTAACGTCAAGCGTCTTGCCGGACAGCGCAAGCGTTGCCCGCACAAGGTCGGTCAGCGAGCGCAGCTTCAGGCTTTCGGCCTTGTTCAGCGTGTCCGATGCGAAGAGCTTTTCAGGGTTCTTCACACGGCCTTGCAAACAGGCCGCGGCCTCGATCATGGAAGCGTTAACTTCCAATCCCTTGCCCGTGTTGATTCCGAACGCGCCGACAGGCGGACGCTCGTTGCGCTTGATTTCTGCGGCCAACTTGGCCTCAAGCACCTTAACTTTGACCTGCTCTGGAGTCAGTCCGTCCTTGATTGCGCTTGCGCAAATCTCGGGGTGATCCTTCGCCGTCTCACGCACCGCACTGATGCGCGTCTCTTCGGCAACCGCCGCCGCCCGGATGTCCTCTGCGGTCGGATTCGTGCCTTCTCCGTCGGGTTTTTGTGCCATTGTGTTCTCCTTTGTTTTGGCGTTTACCCTCTGTTGTTCCGCCGCAATCTTCGCAGAGGTAGACCCGTCTGCGCCTAGCGGCACGATTGAGATTTCTTTAAGTTCCGATTGCTCAATCAGCGTAAATGGACCCGAAAGATTCTGGCCGTTCACTTCGATCTCATGCCCTTGCTCGACATACGAATGCACCTTTGGCCTAACGCCGACGCTGGCCTGAAACTCAAAGCCCTTTTTAGCGAGCGCGAGAGTCTCTTTTACCGTGCGGCTTTCGCCCATAATGTCACCTGACACCGAAAGCGTCTTTCCGTCGTTTGTCACGCCATCGGTCTGGCCCATGATTGAGTCGGTGGAAAACGTGCTGTGTCCAAACAGGATCGGGTTTTTGTCTTTCGCTTTCAGGCCGGACAAGTCAATCACGACCTGCCCCCACCATCCGACCGACATAATGCCGCCGTTGTACGCCATGATATCGACACGCGGCAACTTTTCAGGCTTGCCTTCCTCTGTGATTGCCGCCGTGATCGTGCATTTTCCGACCGCCTGAATCGCGTCGGGCTTCTGATCTTCTTGCTTGTTTTTTTCGCTCATAATCATTCTTCTCCCTCTTCTGGTTTTGCCGGTTGAATAACCATCTGCTGCCCTGCGTTACTCGGAAGCGGCGCGGGTTCTAGCCCTGCGCGTTTTCGCGCTTTGTTCCAGTCGGCTTCCATCTGGACGCGCTCTTCAATCCATTGTTGCGTTTCACGCTTCCAATCAGCGCCGCGTTTAGCCCAATATCTGGCGCGTGTCAGCGTACCGTTCTGGAGCCGCGTTTCGTCTGCGTTGGCTTCCTTGTTCGGGTCAACATGATCGCGCCCTCCAAAATGCCATTCGTGATCCTGCGCCTGTTCGATCTCGGTCACATTCATTCCCGTGACGGTCGAATATTCATCAAGCCACGCCGCATAAATCCGGTCAAGAACGTCTGACGAAAGGTCGGCGCGTTCTATCTCCAGCGAGCGGTCATAGGTCTGGTGGTCGAGACGCCCTGATGCGTAGTTGTAGCCGCTTGAATTGCAGGCGGCGACGTTAAACGGCATTGACTGTCCACGCGCCATTTCGTTTATAATCTCGCTCTTGAACTGCGGGTAGGTCGATGTCGGCTGTTCGGCTTTCATCTGTTTGGCAGTCCAACCGTCCGGCATGGACAAAAACGAGTTGCGCGGGATTTCAATTGATATCGGAGAAGAGAGCGAAGCCGCCGCTTCGTCATCCGGCAGTAAATTGGTTTCAAGCACTCCGCTGATTTCAGCCGCACGGGTCGCCGCCGATATCACGGCCTTGGTGTATTTGCGCAACTCGCCGAACAGCGAAAGCGACGGCAGAAGTTCTGAAACTCCGCGCACCTGACCTGGCCTGGTTGCAGAAAAGTAATGAATGACGAACTTTGCATCCGTCCAGTCTCCAGCCTTTGACAGCACGTCAGCACGCCAGCCGTCGCCGGGATGCGAGCGCAATATCCGGTACGCAACCGGGTTTCCGGCTTCATCATACCGTATCCCATCAAGCTCGTTTGACTGCACCGCCGGAAGCCATGATTCCACCATTTCACACTCAAGCAGTTTCACGTCCAGCTTGACTCGGCTTCGCAGCTTCGGGTTGGTAATCAGCTTTGCGAAAACTTCCCCATCAACCGCTTTCGCCCGGCGCATTAGGCGCACCTTCTGCCACAGCTTTATTTCATGTGCCCATGCCGCAAAATCCTTTTCAATTTTCTGCGCTTTGTCGGTGTCGCCTAACTGCAATTGCACCGCGCTTCCAACCGTGTCATAACTCAATGTGTCCATCATGCCGTCAGCATAACTGTTGTTCGCGGTCTCGTATCTGGCGCGGTTGCGCACGATCTTGCGCACTGCCGGGCTGTTGGCTTCTGCCGCAGACAGTGAATCGACAAACTGCCACATCGCGGCGTTTTCGGCGGTGTTGCGGGCAATGTCATAAGACGCAGCTATCGGAGCGGAATATTCCTGCCTGCGCGAGCGTGTCGTTTTCGGTGTCCGGGTAGCGGCCATTTAGTGCCCTCCCGGAGTTACGACGGCAATTCCGAACCCGAACCTGTTTGCTCGTTTTCTGGACACATGCTTTTCAAGCGCGATCAATTCGCCGATGTCGCGGTTAGTCCGGGACATTCCGTCAACAGAAAACGATTTGGCTTTGCCTACTTGCGCGGCAAGCTGATCGCTCGCAAGGTCTGCCAGTTCTGCGTCTGTTGTCGCCATTTAAGCCTCCGTTTTTTCTCTTCACGGATAGCTTAGGCAGAACTGTCATTAAATGTAAATAACCCCGCGTTACAGATATGTAACTACTTCTTCTATTTCGTATTTTCCCATGTCACAAATGCGCGTCCGCAGTTCAGGCATGTCCTGCGGCGCATGTTCGTAGCTCCTATTTTGTGCCGTGTGTAATCGACTTTCGTTCGCGGGCATTTGCAGGACGGACACCTGACGCCGATGTTCTCCGCGTCCTGATTGAAATAATCATCCGGCCACACTCGCCTTGTTGTGCCTGCCATGTCATGGTCTCCCGTAATCCGATTGAGAAAATGTTTTTCGTTGCCGTTTCGCGCCTGTGACTTCGCCGCCCGAACTGATCCCCTCCGCCGCAGCCAACGCCCGCAGCATCGCAAGGCAGTCGCCGTAGTCGTCGCTACCCGGAGCGCGTACCCAAT